TGATACAGAAACACCAGTAGAACTTGTAGATAACTTTGCGTCTGTACTTCCGTCATGGTGTAAATTTACTTGTCCACTATCATCTATAAACAATGTTTGTTCACCATCAATATCAAACTGTATTGAGTTACTTGTTTGTATTCTAAAAGGTTCTGAACCTGAGTCTGTTACTGGTGTTTTAAATAATAACGATCTATTATTATTAGTACCCATGTTTGCAGTCAAACCCATCATTGTTGAGTTTGCACTAGAAACCGTACCAAAAATAACTCCTGTTACGTCAAGACCAGCACCAACGTCTAGGTTGCCAGTTATATCAATGTGACCATCACTATTTACAACGAATCTATTTACACTATTGGTTGTATCTTCAAGTATAAAAGAATTTGAATTTACAAGAAATCTAAAGTCAGGATTATCGTTAGCGTCATTAAAGTTTAATGATGGTGTATTACCGCCAATAGTAATTCCAACAGCATCTACCGCACCTAGAGTGGTTATATTCTGCGATCCAAAGTTGGGAGAAATTTTGGTTCCTTGTATAGCAGCGTTTGAAGCTACATTTGCATTATCAATTACACCGCTGTCAATAAGAAATGTCGAACCTGAGTTACTAACTACAATATCTCCTTTGTCTCCATCATCTATACCTCCTCCACCTGTAGTAATAAATCCAGCGTCATTTGTTAACTGGCTTGTTAATGTCGGAATAGTTGGTTTGTTAGATAAATCGTTATAACTACCACTGAACAAACTAGGTTTATTAGATAAGTCATCATAATCTCCACTAAATAAACTAGGCTTGTTTGATAGATCATTATAATTTCCACTAAATAAAGATGGTTTATTTTGAAGATCGTTATAATTTACAGTTTTTGAATTAGTTAAAACTGAATTACCCATGTAACCATGAAAGCCACATTGATAATGTAAAATTAATGGGGTTGTATCGTTTATTGTTATTTCTGTGTATGCTCCCGACTGCCCTGCTGTTCCATTAATAGTTACACCAGTGCTATATAAAGTTGTTTTATCTGCTTCTAAATAAAACTTAAGAGGGTGGTTGCTATTACTTGAATCTGATTGATCAAATCTATATGTATTTCCGGGAGTAAGATTTAAAAAAGGAGAAAAAACGCCATTTATTTTATACCCATAATTTGAACCACTACCGTTATATCTATGAGCAGATGTTTTACTAGCAACTGTTACTGTGTAAGTAATAGTTGCACTGCTAAATGTACCTAAAAGTTCTCCAGCTTCCCATATATAACCACTATCATTTTCAGTAAATAATTTTCCTTCTGCTGTATTGATTGCAATTTCACCTACCAACAAGTCTGATGGGTTAGGTTTAGTTGTACCCCTTTTATGTAAAAGCGTGTTAGGCATAAAGCAACTCCGTAAGTTTTAACAAATACTTTTTAAAAAGTTCCCCCATCAAAAGTTATGCCATCAATTGTGCCACCGTCTATATTTACAGCATTTAAATTTTGAGTTGCCATTGACCCAAGACCAAGAGTACCTCTTGCTGTAGTAGCATCACCATCATCTAAAAGTGTTCTTGCATAAGCAGTAAAATCAGTTACAGCAGCTTGAGCAGCACCAGTAAAGTAAGCAATTTTATTTGCAGCACTTGAAACACCAGCTAAAGCAGCTAAGTCAGCATCATAAGCTTGAACGTCAACGCCAATCTGTACCCCAAGATTTATTCTTGCACCTGACGCTGTGGAACTTCCTGTACCCCCATGAGCTACGGCTATATCGGTTGCGTTCCATACACCAGAAGTGATTGTGCCAACAGATGTGAGGCTTGATGCAAGAACTGTAGATCCAAGACCTGTTTTTGTTAAGACATCTACATTATCAATTCTAAACTTTTTATTTTGTGCAAGTTCTATATGTTCTGATGATGTCCAACTGTCAGTACTATTAACCCAATTAAAAGTATGATCTGTTGTACCTTTAAGGGTTAAACCACCTCCATCAGCAGTTGTATCGCTTGGACTTGATACCTTACCAAGTTCTAAATTTTTATCAGCAACGGTAATAGTTGTAGATGAAACTGTGGTTGTAGTACCTTGAACAATTAAGTTTCCAACAACTGTTAAATTTTGACTTAACGATAGGCTTGGAATTGTTGCGCCACTTAGGTCAATTGTTCCTGTAAAAGTTTTGTTTCCAGAAATTGTTTGATTACCAGTTTTATCAACAAAAGCACCAGCACCCGCTATAGCTTTAATTGAAGTAGCTGAACCACCAGCACCCCCAGATCCAATACCTAAATATAAAGTATCATCAACGGCGTTATACGCTGGTTCTGTTTCCATTAATGATGATGGTGCACCAGCAGCACCAGACGCCCTTCTTTTGAATCTAATTACGTTTGACATAATCTTAAACTAGGTAAAAAAAATGGTAGTAAAATTTTTAAAAATTTCCACCATCAGTGAGTGTAAGTGGAGTAACATCTGCATCAGCGACATAGGAATTAGCAGAAGCTTTATACCTAATGATACTGCCATCTACTTTATTTATATCACTTAATTCAAGACCTTTCGCCCCTTGTTCCCCTTGAGTTATAACATGAACAACATTTGCCGTATTATCAACAACGATTTTATTTTTTAATTGTGTTACTTTTACTTCAACTGACATTATGTAGAAGCCCTCGTATATGTTTGATTTACTGTAATCTTACCTTTAAAATACTTATTTCTCTCACCAGAACCATTAATAACGACAACATCATAATATAATTCATCAGGAAAATTAACTGTTTGTGCATCAGTTAAATTTAATTTTACTTTTCCAGCAGTTTTGTTTACATATGTAACATTAAAGTCAGCATATTTATGTTCACGCTCAAAATCCCATGCAGTACCTTCAACAGTTGACCCTGTCAAATCCAGTGGAACAAGAGTTTCATTGTTAGGGTCAATATTACTGTGAAAGTTATAAGTTTCATCCCAATCTGTTGCTTTGTCTAAATCAAAGTCATATATAGCAGGGATTCTGGCCATTTTAGGTTACAGGTGCTTCGATTGATGCTTCCTCAGTAGGAGGTTCTTCCTCATTATATACTTCAATTTTGCCATTTAGTTTTTCTAATAATAAAACTATTTTATTTTGTTGATCTTCCATTTCTTTAATTTTTTGGTTTCCCTCCTGTTGAATTTTTATTTTTTGATTTTGTAAATGTGTAAATTCATTTTTAAGATTTTCGATTTCTTTTTGGGTTGCTTCCCTACGTTCGCTAATAGTTTTCATAAATAAATTAATTTTTTTTTATTATACGCATTGTGCGTTACATTTTCATAAATGTCCAGTTTATTTATCTGCTAATTCCTTAATAGCTTCAATTAATAATCCAACTATGTTGCCATAAGAAACACTTTTATATTCACCTTCAACAACAACTTCTGGTAATACTTGCTCAATTTCTTGTGCTATAACTCCAATCCCCTTGCCAGCAAAATCTTTTCTATTAAATGAAACACCTCTAAGTTTCTTGACTGTTTCTAATGCGTTTGGAATAGTTTTTATATTTTCTTTTAAACGCTCGTCAGAATAAGCTGTTACGTTACCAACGGCTGTCCAGTTTCCGTTGTCGTCAGCATAAACACCCCAATTATTATCTTGCTTCAAAAAACCTATACGATTTGAATTATTATGTATAGCTCTAGTTCCCTCATCTGTATCACCCATGTATATATAGGAAGCTGCGTCATTAGCGTTAACAGTTAAACTGCCATTTAGTGTTAATGCCTCAAAGGTTGGACTGTTACTCGTATTTAAAGCTTGGTTGGCAGAGTAAGTTGTATATCCAGCCCCATTAGTAATTGCGTTGTTATTCAAGGAAATATTTGCCGTACCGTCAAAGGCAACTCCAGCTATATTTCTTGGAGTTGCTAATTTAGTTGCCTCACTCGACACACCTGAGATCGTGGCATTTATTTGACCACTAACTGTAAGATTTCCAGTTACGGTTTCATTTCCAGTAACTTCTAAATTACCGTTAACTTTTGCTGCTGTTTTAATATCAAATAAACTGCTTGAAGATGATAAATATTGTGTACCACCTTCGGACATTAGAAATACTGTATCGCCTTTTAATTGCAAGGCATCACCATCAGCACCTAGATACGCATTTCCTTCGCTATTTTGTAACCTAATAAATGTACCATTAGCATTTGTTCTTTTTATATGAAGTAACTCACTAGGATTATCAAAGTTACCTATACCAAAATTTCCTTGACTATCAAATACACCCCTTATTGTATTTGCAGTCATGAATATCATATCAGCAGCTTCATTAGCCTCAAAGATAAAATCGCCAGTTCCCCTATGTATTAGTTGAGTTGTTGTATTAGCACCAGTATTCCCTCTGATAACCCTAAAACCAAAATTTGGATAAACGGTATCACCAACTAAATCAATATAAGCATTTCTGTTACCTGACCCCCCTCCACCAACTTCCAGATAAGTATCATTTGATCCATTTTGTATTCTAAAAGTACCTGAAATATCTAAAGTGTATGATGGATTTTGAGTTCCAATACCTACTTCACCGTTACTTTCAATAGTAAGTCTTGGCGTACTGTTTGTTGCTAAAGCTATTTCATTAGCTGCTGGCCTATATAAACCATTAGCAGGGGCGGTAGATCCTGTTACATTTAATCTTGACCCTTGTATTTGATCTGTTGCTGTAACATCATCTCCTGAGACTGTACCTGTACCAGTGATATTTGTAGCCTGTAGATTTACGAAGTTATGAGTTCCTGAGTTTCCTTCAAGTCTTTCCCAGTTATTGTTTGCAGCATTTCTACGTTGAAAATAACCTCCAGAAGCGTTCCACCTTATTGACCTTTTACCCCAATCTGTTGACGTATTAGATGGCAAATTAGTTGGTGCTGGCGACAGATCTGTTGAATATAAAGAACCTACTACTTCGTCCCTATACTTAAGTTCTGTAATAAAATTTGTATATGTGCTTGTTAAGCTTGGTTTTGTCCAGTTAGTCATTTAAACACCTCTTACAGTAAAATCTACAGTACCAGCAACACCGTTGCCACTATTATCAAACAAAAATACTTTAAAGCCATCTGCGGGATTTGCAGAATCTACAAAATCATAAATAGCATATTTAGCACTAGAACTTGACCCCCTAATTGTAAGAGAAATAGCATCAACATCTACAAAAGTTTCAGTGAAATTAACCTGCTTCCCTGACCCTTGACTATCTGATGCGGTTACAGTTGTACTACCTTGATCTGTTTTACGTTTTAAAAATGTTTTAATTTTAAGACTTTTTACTTTAACTAAATCATTATTATCTGCACCATCAAATTCGAATTTGACTTTTATGTATCTAAAATTAGTTCCTAAAACATTTGTATTACCTTGTCCTTTACTTGTAAAATTAACATTATCTAATGACGTAAATATTTCTGGGGTTATTGTTGTTGAACCTATCGTTTCCCCTGCATCTAAACCTAATGTCGCTTCAATTCGCGTTGATGCTATGACTGCCCCTGTATCTATAACTTCTTCGTAACTTCCTGTGTTTTCACTAGGTAAAGCATAAACAGTGGAGCTACCGTAAACACCAAAAGTTCTAGACGTATCGTTGTTATTTGGATCAAAATGTTGTTTCCAAGTTCTTGTATTATTAACATTAAAAAATAACTCCTCATTATCTAAAAATCCATTAACTATAGTACCGCTAAATGTACTGTCAACTTCATCTGTTAACACGAAATCTGGAGGTTGATTTACATTTGCAGTAGTGTCCTCTTGTTCACCCTCAACACCTGCACTATTAACAGGAATTAATATATATGTAAAATTACCGCCAACTTGCTCAAAAACAGTTGTGAAAGTTCCTTGTTTTTGTCCAACTAAATTAGCTGTGTCAGTTGTATTTCTATAAATGTTGTAATGGATAATTGGAAGTTGATTAGCTGCTACTAAACTTTCTTGCCACCTTAATAAAACATTATTGTCAATAACCTCGTTTTTTAAATTTGTAACTTTTGAGGGTGTTGCTACAGTAAACAACACTTCTTCTAATTCCCCTTCATTATTATTAGTATCAATCGCCCTAACAAAATATTTTTGCTGTGAATCTGTCCATAAAACTCTTTCTGTCACTTGCGTTCCGTTTTGTTGAAAGTCTGCTATGCCAGCAGTTGTAGCACTTGCAGCTTCCCTATAAATTTTATAGTCTTTTATTGGAAGACCATTACTTAAAGGCGTTACTGTATCCCAACTCACAAAAGCACTATCTGATTTAATAACCGCTGTAAGGTTAAGGGGTTTAGGTGGAGCAGCTAAAACAGCATCAGGGAAGTTAGGTATTCCAGTTCTTCCTATTTCTCCCCTAAAACCGTTTGCATCTAAAGCTACAACAAAAAACCTTACTGGCGTACCAGCAACAAAAGTTGAATCAATATCTAATACATAACTATCTGAATTAATTTTATCTACTAATGTGCTGTTACTTATATCAGTAATTAAATTACTACTTCTTCTAATTTCATATTCTTTTATTTTTGTATTTCCTTGTGTAGGTTCAGTCCAAAATAATCTTAATTTTGTACCCTCAAACGCAATATTAATATTTGGGGCTGCTGTTTTTACGAAAGGAATTGTTTTTGATGTAAATGCACCTTCTTTACCAAGAATGTCAAATGCTTTTATTTTTATATTTCTGTCACTATTAAAATTAACAGGCAATGTAAAAGTCGTAGAACTTACCTTACCTAGACTTGTAGCATCATCAAAAATTTCATATTCTTTTATGGCAAATTGACCAACCCCTAAAGTTGGCTCTGTCCAATTTATTATTAAGTTATCATCTTTATATTCGTGAGTAATTGTATTTACATCAATTAAGGGTGGGTTATTTATTGTTATAGATGTTGTTCTATTTTCATTGCTTACATTACCGTCAGAATCAACAGCCTTAATTGAATAAACTTTTGCATTATCAGTTTTACTTGGCAAAGTTGGAACTAAAACATTTGTCGTGTCAAATTCCCCAATTAATATACCTGTATCGTAATTATTACCCTCTTTAATTATATAACCCCTTATATCAAGATCTCTAAAGTTTGGAGGGACAGCTTCTATTGGAGTCCATGATAATTGTATTCCTAAATTAGGATCTATTACTCCAGAGAATGTATTACTTACCCTACTAGGAGGTATATTTTTACCTTGAACTGTTAGAGAAGTTTCTAAGGTATCTCTTGATTTTCGACCAGATCCACTTATAGATTTTACCTTAAAGTTAAAAATAGAACTTGTGGCAGTATTTACATTAACATCATCAATATCAAAACTAGGACTTTGAGTGGTTACAACAATTTCACTCTTATTATCTTGGTTATAAGTCAATTCATATTTACTAATGCCTACAACTGGTTTCCATTGAACTATAACTCTTACTTTAATTTGATCTCTGTATTTATATAAAGATTCAATTGGATAATTTACAGTACTACCATCAGACAAAACAGCGTTAGAAAAGTTTTCCGGAGCTGTCGGTATTTCGTCTAAATTAGTTATATCCCGATGAATTAAAGTCTCTAGTTGTTCTACATGAGCATATTTAGACTCATTATGTGATACTGCTGTTATTGAATACATATAATCGTCTTCTTCTTCAACAGATATAACTTTAAATTGTTGTGAGAGAATTGTTTGTTGTGAGTTGCCTGTAGTTTCTAAAATCCAAACTGAGTTCAAATTTGGTGTTGATGGTTGTGTGGTTTTTACATAGTCAGGATTAGGTTGTAAAGAATCTAAAAAAGGTTTATTTCCATTTGAATCATTTACCAGAATATCGAATTTACCATTTATCGTTATTGTTTTATTAGAAGTATTTATTGTGGATACATTTTTTTTACTAAATTGTCCATTCGGCATTATTACACTTACAGTACTTGTTAAATTGTTAGGAAGGTTTGCTTCGTCAGTTGTAATAACATGATTATTATTTACAGTTTGAATATTTAAAATTCGACCACCTCTTCTTACACCGCTTTTAACAGGGTCTTGTATCTCGATTATTTGTCCGGGTCTACATAAAGAACCCGCTTCTAATGTAGTTGTAAAATTAACAGTTTCAGTCTCAGTTTTTAATGTTGTCAAAAACCATTTACCAAGACGTCTAGCTTGAGTTCGAGATGTTACGCCAAAACTATTTAAATTTTTTGTTATTGCCCCATATTTTGCTACATCATCTTCATCAATAACTTCTTCATAAGCTGCGTCTCTTAATTCAGTGTCAAAATATTTAATGACTGCGATATTTGCTCTAGTTTTTTGAGATGATCCTGAGTAAGTAAAACCATCAGGAGTTACGTTTGTTTTATTAAAAATAAATGTAGGGTCTAACCCATCTCGATCTTGCAATAAAGTTAACGATCCAGCAGAGTATAATGGCATACCCCTAAATACTGAGCAAAGATTATTAATGATTTTAAAAGCATCTTCTCTTTTTTGAATTACACAATTTAAAGAAAATCTAGGTTCTTTAATTGTTTCCACTTGACCATCATTTCTCCTGTCTTTAAAAGTTACTAACTCGGAACTATATTTACTAATTGAATAAAAACTATATATATCTAAATCACTTAACTTTAAAAATTGACCTAAACCATACCTCTCTGATAATAAAATGTCTAACAAGCAAAAAGCAGGGTCATTTGTATATTGAGCAGCAGTTAAATTACCATCAAATATGTATCCGTTTGGATAGTGTATAAAACCAAAACTTTTAATCTGATTAGCATTTGAGATACCTAAACTGGCAGCTTGTGTAGCGTTTCGTACAACAACAGGCGTTCCAGTTCCATTACCTGCTGGAATTTTAACTTTTATACCATTAATTAAAAAGGCTCTTCTTGGTATTGAATTAAATTGTTCAGCATCTAATTTGATACCAACTAAAGCAGAGTTTGGATAATTTAAAACCCTATAAAATTTACAAGTTCCATTAACTACATTTTTTGATTCAGTATGTTCTACTGTAAAACTTGTGCTACTAATAATTGATGTAACTTGAAAATTACCATTACTAGCACCTGTATAACTGTTATTTCTTATTTGATTATTACCATTAAAAGTGAATTGTTGATGTATGCCATCATTTAAAAATTCAAAACCTAAACTATCTCCAAGAACTTTAGTATGTGGCTCAGTTGTATTAACTGTAATAGTAGTGCCTGACTGTGAAAAAGTACCTTGTATAGGATTATCA